TACCTCGTGGTTGTGGTGGTAGGTGCCGCGAGGGTTATCGAACTCCGGCAAGACCTTCTACGATAATGCCAAGACCTCGGAACGTAGAGATAACGGCCGCAGTGACTTGTGCGGAGGTGGCGGCGGCCTGGCTGACAATATCTGCGCGGTGGATGCGGCCTGTGAGCATGACGTTGGCCTGCACCTCACCACCAGGGGTTAGCGTGCATGGTTCGTTAAGGATACCGAGGGCGGTGCCAGTACCGTCAGCCCCACCCGTAACCCAAGGCGCCCAAAATCCGACTGACGTGTTGAAGGCAACGAGCGTGCCCCGCACCATGACTTCGGTCCCAGTTGAGAAGGTCTTTACCTGCACCGTCTCGGGGAACATTCGGATGTCGCTGGTAGGGCCGGTGGTTTGCGTAACGAACTGAACGGTAGCGAGAGTCATGTTTTTCTCCGTGCCCCATAGGGGCGTTCAAGTTTTCGAAGTGAGCCGCGAGCGATTACCGCAAAGCGGTCTTGGCCGATGCGTACCCACGGGATTTGTTGATCTCGTCCGCGAAAGAGAGCCCTTCCAGTCCCTCATGGCCGGTATCCGATGCCATACCTTTGGAAAATCCAGCGAGCACGCTGGCGGTAGCCGATCGGCTGGCGGTCGGGGGCGGGCCGCCCAGCGAGGTAATCGTTACGTCGTCGATGCCGTTCTCCGTCTGGAACTTCACGAGGGCGACGTGGTAACTGGCGACGCTATCAGCGTCACCCCAATCGACACCCTTTTGCAGGCTGTGCATCGAGCATTTGAGGACGTGCCGAGAGATGTCAACGGGGTTGAAGCGATCACCGACGAAGCCGGGGGTGGCGTCCGCCTTCTCGACGAAAACCGGGGCGTGCGCCTTCTCGGGGGTCAGAGCCGCAGTAAGCCTTGCGAGGGCTTCGATGGTTGCGGCGTTGCCGTCGGTAACCGACTTGGTGAGTGTGGCCAGTTGTTCGGGGGTCATAGTGTGTTCCTTTTCAAAGGGCAGGAGGTTGCAAATCGCCTTGATGATCTTTGTTGCGAGGGAGTCGGCGTCCTCTCCCTTCGTCAGAGTCTCGGCAGCGCCGTAGCCGCCAACCGAAACCCCATTCCACTCTCCTGAGCTGTACGCCTTGCGAAGCTCGGGATCTTCGATCTTGATTACCGTCGCCCAAGCACCGGTGACGTCAAGCGGCCTGCCGGAGTAGTCCTTGAAATCCTTGAACCGAGGATCTTCCTTCTGGATGATGAAGCTCTCGGCCACGAACGCTCGGGACGGATCTACGGCCTTGCCGTCGTGTCGAATGTCGATCTGCCCTCGCCGCTGCGAGAAGCTGTACATGGCGTCTTTGATTACCGCACTCGAGGCGATGTCGCCTTGAGAGTCTGTGATTTCCGGGGCCATCACAACTGCGGTTAGTTCCCCGTCTTCCCGAAAACCGTCGCTGGCTTTGATGATTGTGTCCAGAGTGAACGTGCCCTCGTCTGGCTTACCGTCGTCCGCCTTGTAAAGCACCGGGCAGGTGTTAGCACCCTTGGGCACCAAGGAGATGAACTGGATTAGGGCTTTTGTTATGCGTCGGCGTGGCATGGCGGTACAGTAAGCGGTTTCGGGCACCCGCTCGATTCGATCTAACCAATCTCGGGGTACGGGTATCCCGGAAAGAGAAATAATGTCCAACGAGCACCGCGTTTCGGTCGATTCCAGCAACCCCATCCCCATGCCCGCTGCGGTCTCGCGGTTACTGGGTGATCTGTACGGCCGCTCCAACACGAGGCTTTTCAAGCCTCTTACGAAGGAAAACCCGACAGGGTTGGGTTTGCATGAATTGCTGCACAAAGACGCATCGACAGTGCTCAGATCCGTAGACACCTTGTCGGCGTCATCCGGAGAGCAGAGTCACCCGTTCGACTTTGCTATGGCTAAGCGGCTCTACCAGAGCGACGTTCATCACGCTGCTTGCGTAGCAGCAAAAACAACATCGCTGGTCGGCCTGGGAAATCTGGATAGCCAGAAAGAACACCAGAAGAGATCGGTAGAGGCTGCGACCCCCGGCACCCCGGAACCGTCTCGCAAGATCTTCCAGAAGTCGAAGGTAGATATCGCCCTCGACCCCCTCACTCGTTTCGGGTGGCAGGATGTTCTAGGGGCAACCGCAGAGGACATCGCATCCCTGGAGAACGGGGCTATCGAGGTTCGCCGGAAAAAGGGAACTAACGAGATAGTAGGGATTTTTCAGATGCCCGTAGAGCGAGTATGGTTCGTTGAGGAGCCGTCAGGGGGGTATCACTTCCGAGTCTCTCGTCATGGGGGGACCGACATTCGGATAGCTTCGTTCGGAGACTACGAGAGTGCCTTACGTCGCAGCGGTTTGTTGCTCCAAGCAACAGAGGATTCCTCGGGCGTCCCCGTGGTTATGTCGGGCGACTTGGAGACGGGATTTGTGGAATCCCCCGGCACCCACTACTCAGAGATCATCTACTTTCGAGTGCCTTCGGGGCAAGATTTGTGGTACGGCGTGCCTGCATGGCTGAGCAGCACACCGCAAATTGAACTAGGCCAAATGACCACGCAGTTTCAATTCGACCACTACCAGAACCGTGGAGTGCCTGAGTTTATCCTGTTCTTAAGTGGGGTGAAGTATTCGCCTACGGAGTGGACGGCGATCGAAAAACAACTCCAAAACCACATTGGTTTGGGTAAGAGCCACAAGACGCTCGCCCTTCAAACCCAGTCCACTGAAGCCAAGCTGCAAATCGAGAAGCTGGGGATGGTGGCGTCGAACGAGGATGGATCAGAAACCATCCTTGCCGCCACAGCATCTCGGATCGTCACATCCCACCGCGTTCCTCCGATCCTCGCAGGAATTCAAATACCGGGGAAGATGGGAGCGACCAACGAGGCTGCCATGTCTCTAAGCCTCTTCCAGATTCTATGGACCGGTCCTGTCCAAGCTAGGATTCAGTCCCGCCTCGGGGAAACGCTCGGAGCGAAGGAGTCCAAACTTGGACTCGGTATCGAGGACTTCGCTCTGGCAAAAATCACGGAAGAGATTCCGCTGATTAACATGGATACTGTCTCTCGAATGAGACAGAGCCCGCAACAGGCATCGGCTGAGGGGCGAGATCCTGGGAAGGGGCTCAAGGAATAATTGGCGTTCACACCGCAACAGCTCTGCTTGTCGATCGCCAAAGCCATAGGAGGGGCTGGGGTGGAGTATGTTCGCCCGAAGGTCGAGCAAGGGGTGGGCGGCGGCCACGGCTCTCGGCAGCTCGCTGCGGCGCTGCGGGTGCGGACTACCGGCACCAACTCAGTAGCGATACACATCCCGCACTATTGGGCTGAGTATGTCCACGATGGCCGCACAGCACCCGTCCTCCCCACATCGCCGGTTAAGGCGTTCGTCTGGTTTACGAACCCCCTGGAAGATCCGCGAATACCTGGAGGGCTTACGCCCGAGAGGGTCAGCCAGTTAAAACATCTCAAACTGCCCAAGGGCCTATTCCGGGAGATGCTGCAAGATGGTCGAATCATCGTCAGGAGGAAAATCCAAAAGCCAACCAACGCTAGTCCTTTCTTTGAGAACTCAGGCGGGATGCTTGGTTTTTCTTCGGTAGTCTCTTCGATCGCACCGAAGGTGTTTTCGGATTTTGTCCTGGAGAAGCTAAAAGCAGCCAAGGTTCTTCAACACAAGCAAACTATCACGGTTGGATGACCGCAGGGCACCAATGCAGGCTGGGTGAGACCACCGGTGGTTTGGTTGGTGCTACGAAATGATCGCATCGACCGGGGCTGCTCTGCTGGTACGCATGTCTTGCCAGCCCTACAGCATCCATGAGGTGCGACCAATCGCCGACTTTCAGGGGCCGGTGGCTGGCTTGGATGATTACAGGCTCGGCTAAACGGAACTGGGGCATTTTGGGTACCCAGTACGAATCGCTTTTCGTGTTGCGGCTGCTCAGGCTTCCGTCGATGCCGAGGCCCTCAGCAATTCTCTTCTGGCTCACCCGCTTGGGGATTGAGCCCTTCCAGTCCTGCGGCTTGATGACCTGGACAGGGCAGAGGGTGGATAGCCTGCACGCTGCCGCGCCAGCCACCAATGCGACTCGCAGAATGTCGTCGGGGTTTCGTTTCAGGGCCTTGTTGAAGTATTGCCCCTCTACCATCCCAAGGATGGGGCATCGGTGGGCGATCGCCTCAGAGTTGACGTTGGCGATTCTGGAGATCATCTCGTCTACGGTTTTAGCCCGAACTAGTACCCATCGGATCTCGTGAACCACCCCTCCAGACACAGCCAGCACGGCTATAGCGGTGGCGTGCGTTCCGGGGTCCACACCCACAAAATACTCAAAAAAGTATGGGATTGAGGTCAAAGCCGATCCGGGGCCGAGGTCTTAGATTTCCGAGCGGGGACGGTGTAAATGCTGATCGACGATCCCAGCACCCGCCGGATAAACCGCTGGCCTTTTGGGGGTGTCAGCGGGCATGTCTTGCTCCTTGCTCGGTGAACCATCCCCGAAGAGATCTTCTGCATGTAGCCCTCGACCGTGGTCCCTGCGGGCGGGGTGATGGTGACGCTGCAATTAGGGCCGAGTGCGCGGATCGACTCAATGACTCTGGCAAAGGTCGGGTCGTACCATCTCTTCGCCGCAGCGGCAATCGCCTTTGCAGATCGTTGGAGAGCCGCCCCGGCGAGATCGGTTTTGGCGAGAGGAGCCTTGCGGGCAACCTTACTAACTTTTTTCTTGGACTTAGACATAAGAACCTGCTTTCTTGGGTTTCCAGACACTCAAACGGCCCAAATCATCGAAGACGGGCTGGGCTTTCTTGTTCCATCGATCCATAAGACACGCATCGGTGCGAACAGCAACGTCGGGGCAAATCACCCGCATAGCATCCACCATAATCTGTTGAGCCTGCGGAATCCAGAGGTGTTTCTCCTCACAGTCTCTGATTTCCGAAACAAACTCATCGTGGATGAACAGCACCGGCATGAGCCGAACGCCCGAACTGTCGGGCAGGAGGTCTGGATATCCGCCGTTCGGATCTCTGCACGCCCTCACCAGACTGATCGTGGCCAAAGATGCCCCGTCGGCGGCAGGTGTCTGGAGCCCTATCCCGTTCGCTGCGGCCGTGAACGCACACCCGCCTCGGAACAACCCCAACGGGGATGTGTATTCGTACAGATCCATTGAGACGAGCTCTGTAACCCCACTCGGTCCTTTTCGATCCAGCATCCGGGGGCCGTTTCGGGTGTCTCGACAGTCTTTCGTAATATGTTTGAAATATAACCGCATTTCTGGAAATGTGTCGAACCAGATCTGCTTGAGTAGCGCCGCTGTGTCGTAGTCTATTTTCACGCCGTAGGTGTGATGTGCGTACGCCACCATCGTTTTAGCGCCGAGCCCTCCCGGATATCCGAGCCCGGTCGGCTTAGCTAGTTTCCGGTACTGCCCGTAGATCTCCACGGCCGCAGGGTCTGAGTGGTCCTTCAAGCCCTTGAATGCCCGGTAGACATCCATCGCCTCGGAGATCCGACAGTTTATGCAGTGCTGCTGGAAGGGCAGCGACATACGCATGGCGATCTGAGCGCCTAGATATGCGTGCAGATCCACGCCCTCGTTAATCAGCTTAGCCAGCATCGACGTGCCAAAAAGGTTCAGGAGAGTTTGCCCGAGAGTAACCAGCTCCAGCTGCTGGTAGTCGATCGACAAAAACAGGTACCCTGAACGGGGGACGATAACCCCAGCAACATCCGGGTGAACATTTTGGCAACTAAAGCTGGGGTATAGAGTCCCAGCGAAAGAACTGGTACGCCCGGTTTCTTTTAGTACGTCGTAGTTGACATACACCACCGGCGAGACGGCTGATGTGTGCTCCCCCTCTGCGTCGAGGGATGTCATGCGAGGTAGGTCGGTGTTAAGGATCTTCTGCACCGCTTGGCGGTGTTGGATCTGCGAAAGCACGGGGTCCAAGTGCGCTACTTCATCGAGCCACTCTTTGGCGAAGCTGATCTGCCCGTCAGGGAACCTAGTGGACGGGTCGGAATAGAGAAGGGGGATCAGTTCGGGGTTCTCGGTGTGCAATCCCAAGATGTATTCCCGGATGATCTTGGTGGACATCTTCTCCGGCTGGGCTTTGACCATCCTACCTTCGATTTTCAGATGTTCGCGGGGCGGCTGTGCAGGCACCAACATGCCGTTCTGTATCAGGAGATCGACGTTGGGTCCGCTACTCTCTATGGTCGCCCACTGCTTGATTCTTTGGTGCTCGGATGCGTCGGTGCAGACACCGTAGGCTGACATCATCCCCAAGGAGAAAGCCTGAGCCATTCGCAGGGATTGCTGGGCTAACGGGTCGCAACCGATCTCCTGAGCCAGCACGCTCCGGCGCTGCTCTTGGTCCAAATACAGCCGGTACGGGTCGTCGCCGTCGTTCGTCAGGTAGTCCAGTGCCCCTTGTGGGTACTCTGCCCCAGGCACACCCGAGAGCACCCCGAAATACCTGCGCCAAGACGACTCATCGTCCTTGGCCTCGCTCCGGTCAATGCTGAATCGTCGCATCATCACTGATGCTAGGTCGTACAAGAGCTTAACCTTTACGTCTCCTACACCCATAGACAGGTCGCCTGTTTGGGCGAGCGTGAGCATCTTCTCCCTGATTAGGGTGCAGACTACACGCCCTGCGATAATGGCTTGGTACACCTGAGACACGTACATGGGGTTGGCCGCGCACAGGACTCCGAGATCAAAAGCCATCGAGTGATTGGCTAGTATCAAGCTCTCGTCTGCGAGCAAGCCAGCTATCTGCTGGACCATACCCTCTTTCCCGCCCTCGTCCCCGTCGGTGATAACCACCGATTCCTCGCCGGAGTTTACGATGACGCAAACGGGCTGAGGGTAGACCGCGCCGAAGGCGATTGGATGGGTCTCGAAATCAAAGGTGACTAGCTTCATGTTGCTCTCTCAAAAAACAAAGGGCAGCCCGCCCGCTAAGGCGGGCTGCCGTATGAGAAATCATCCATGCTGCGGCTGCTGAGCCCACAGAGGCTGCTGCTGCTGTGCTGTCTGAGGCACTGCCGCACGCACCTCCTCGGCACACAAGCGGTCTAGCAGTCCGTTGGGCCAAAGCACACCTATCAGCTGAGACGCCTCGGGGTCGGAAAGCATGTGCTCCCTCACAGTGGCGAAAGAGAGATGTCGATGGATGATTGGCACCGTGAACAACCTCTTGTTGCCCTTCGTGAGAATGTGCTTCCCGGAGAGCTCAACCACAGTATTCGCGAGGGGCTGCGAAGGATCGCATAGTTGTGCAACCCGAGCGTCGGTGATTTCCGCACTAGTGAGCCCCGTAGCCCCCATTAAAAAAGATTTGACGTTGCCTAGGAAGCTGTCGAACTTTGCCATGTGCATGACAGCCAGCTTTTGGCCGGGCTTGTAGCCGTAACGGGCCTCTTCCTGGAGCGAGGGGTTGTACGCTGTCGGAGCTAGGTCGCCCATGCACGTCATTTCTGCCACGAAAAAAGGCCCGTTCCCCCTGCTGGTTCCCACCTGTAGCAGGTCGATGCGAGCTAGGACGTGGCACCGGACCAGGTAGTTTTTGTCGTTCGAGGCTGATGCCGAGCCTATGCCCGCAAAAAGCTGCGACATGTTCGGTGTTGGTGGCCTGCCACCACCCCCCACCGGGAAGACGGACCCTGCCTGCGGTTGGAATCCTTGCTGAGGTTGCTGCGGAGCCCACAGGGGCTGCTGCGGCTGCTGCGGCTGGAGTCCTTGCTGAGGTTGCTGCGGAGCCCACTGCGGCTGCTGCGGCTGCTGCGGCTGCTGCGGCTGCTGCGGCTGGAGTCCTTGCGGAGGTTGCTGCGGAGCCCACCGGGGCTGCTGCGGCTGCTGCGGCTGGAGTCCTTGCTGAGGTTGCTGCGGAGCCCACTGGGGCTGCTGCGGCTGGAATCCTTGCTGAGGTTGCTGCGGAGCCCACTGGGGCTGCTGCGAAAACTGGGACATGTGAATACCTCTAGCCCCCTACGTGCGTGATTCCAGTGCGGGCAGGGGCAATGTCCCGCACAGGGTTGAAGGATCACAGGAAATCTAACACCCATCATCGTCTTGTGCAACCTCGGCAGCGGAAGATTGCAAAAAAACCTTGACATCTCTCGTATTTCGATTACCGAAAACCCCCCGAGCCGTTAACGGTGTTTCGTTCCATCCGGTCGTTTATCTTGGCCGTGTTGCTCTCTATCGCGTCCGTGAGGGTCGAACCTCTGGACGCCAGCAAAACTTGCAGGTACCGGATGACATCACCGGCCTCGCTGATGATGTCGGCCAAGGGGGCCAGTTGCTGGACTTTAAGCACCAACTCCGCAGCCCCCCCTATGAGCCCAAGGCACGGATAGGTAGCAGAGTCCTGCGTCATAAAATCCACCTCCGGAAGCTTGTAGTCCCCCTCTTCATCCAAGTCGCCCCGCCAGATCTTCTTGAATTGGTTGCACTTGAGGCCCCGAACAACCGCAATCTCCAGCACGGCTAGGTATGGGGCTGTCCGGGATGGTTCTCGGGGGTACTGGGAGGATCTCTTGACGGTCTCTGCGTAATTTCTCAGGATGTCATCCGACATAATCGCCAAACCTTTCTGCTATGAACGTACGTTGCTCGACTGTGAGCATCTTCGGTTCCATGCCGCGGGCTCTGAGTGTCTCGGGTGAGAAAATCCGGGGCAAAGGGTCGTGAGTTCCGTACACCAGCTTGATTCGGTTTCCCGTAGTGAGTTGGTGGTAGATGCTGTCGTTCAGCGTGGCACCAAAGGTCATCTCATCGAACAGGTTTGATCGATTGGTGCAGACCACGAGCGTGTCTTGCTTCTGGCCGTTCCGGTGGCACCGCCCAAGCAACTGCTCGGTCTCTCTCGAAGACTTCATCCACTCCACGAGGTACTGGTTGTAGTGGTGCTGGAGATTTTTCCCTTTGTGGTGTGCGGCCATCGACGCAACCACCACTTTGCCGGCGTTGGAAACGTCGCAGATGGCAGCGTCCGATCCGGCGGGGCAAAAGAGCGTGTCTATCCCGTGGTGCTTAGCGCACTCAACGAGCCATCGACCTATAGCGATATGGTAGTACCACAGGATGCAACCCCCTCCTACATCACCGGACAGTACCCGCTTAACCCATTCGATGGCCGCTTCAATCTTATAGTCGCAGACCAGTATCGCCTCCCTTTGGCGCTCCGGCATTCCATCCACTTCCGCTCTCTTAGCGTCCAACCAAGCGGCGTACATTTTTGAGGGGACATTGTTCGATCCGTTGCGGTGCATGTCCTGCCCGACCAGCAAAGGGGAGTCAAGACCTGCTATGTCCGTCTCCGCCAAGAAACCTCGAAGGTTGCTGTGGTACCACTGCAGCTTTCCGTGATGCGTTTGAGCCGCATCAAGCAGCCGGTCGGCTTCTGGTGCTGGTATTTTAAGGCGTGTCGATAGCAGGTCGCTAGACTCCCAAAAGAGGCGGTTATAGAACCCTGCGGACAGCTCATAGAGCCACTTGTACAGATGCCTCGGATCTTCGATTTGATCCCCGTTAGGTGTCAGGTACTCAACCTCTGCCTGCTCCACGAGGATTTTCAGAGCCTCAGCGCCTCGGTATTTTTCAGGTGCCACGGGTTCGTTATGGAAAATCAACGACACACCTATGTCAGACTCCCCCGAGGTAATCACCCCCGGAGCCGACGTGAGCCGTGAGCGATAGGCACGTCGGAATCCGGGGAGTGACTCATCAAAAGGGCCGCTTGAGGGGAAGTGATGTGCCGCCCAGTGGCAGAGAGGTGTAATGGGGCCGCTCTGGCCGGTCTGTGGGTCGGCGTTCGCGTCGATCATGTTCGCCCAATCGGCGACTTGGTTTTTGTCTCGCGGCAGCGGCGATAGCCCCCCCATCGCCCGGTCGAGCAAGGGCCAGTAATCCTTGATGGATTTCGTGGTCATGGTGCCTGAGAGGGGCACGAAAAAGCAATCAGATGTTCGGAGGTACCGCAGGATTCGTTTTGTCCTCGCGGCATCCTGGTTCGCAAACATGTGGGCTTCGTCCGCGATCCAACCCCGCGGTTGGATCGCTTGAATCATCGAGTCCGCATCCTTTGCTTGCATCAGCGAATGCGGAATGACGTACAGCCCCGGATGTCCGCTCCTGGCGATCTGCAACCTAACAGCTGCGGTTCGAGCACCCAAAATGTGAATAGGGTACGAGATGGGAATCTTGGTGCGTGCCCACCTGATATCGGTCTGAAACTGACTCAACACGTCGGGCGGTACGTTTAGGATGATCCGAGGTACTCCCCATTTCACGAAAGCGTGCTGACAAACCATCAGGGCGAGCAACGTCTTACCCCAACCCACCCCGATGTTTCCGAAGAGCACGCCGTATCTCTCGAAGCAAGACAGGCCGTTTGCCTGTGTCGGAAACAATCGAAACCCCGACTGATACGCTCCGGCTAACAATCGCGAAGCGCTAAAGGCTTCCAGCTCTTCTGCTGATAGCGGTCGAGCTACCGGCAGAGAAACTATGCGATTGATCTCCCCCATAGCGGCTTCCTTCAACACCCCTGATTTCGCCGATACCATCTTGAGCATGAGCGACAAGGGTAGATCTACTGCCCCCGGAGGAGCCTGCGGCGTCTCGGGCTCAGACGCAGCGCAGACTCCTGCCAAGGGATGCACCAGTGCAGGCGATGAGAAGGAAATCGGGCGAGCTGGGGCTGATGCGGTGCCGTTACGCACCGCATTCAGCACACTCAACCTCGCCAGAAACCCTAATTCGGTGTGCATTTAGTGACCAATAAGAGAACAACCGCCAGAAGGATAATCAAGCCCGCAACGTGGTCAGCCCTGCGACACAACAACTGTACCCGCATAAATTCGCAGGACATCGACCAGTGCCCTCAAATCACTCATGCCGTTGGGGACCATCTCACACACGACAAATCCGCTGGTAATCTTGAAATGGTTCATAATCGCTTCCCCCTGAGCGAGAATGATGTCCCTCCGCTTGAAAGGGTCGAGATCGTAGAACGACGTTACCCCCTGCTGCTCGGCGAGCATCTTGCCCAACTGACTCAACATCTCCGATGCGTAGACGACCGTTCGATCTTTGGCAACCACGTTGCGCGTGACTGCGCAATTAAGTAAGAGCATAAAGCTCTTAGCTGGCCGCCCTCGACCAGCGTTGCCTGTGTTTTTTACTGGGGACTCGTCCTCCTCGGGCTCGTCTGCCGGCGGGACTTGCGTCGTCTCGATCTGCGGCTGTGCTGGGGGTGGTGCCGCTTGACTTGTTGCAGCCGTCAGTACAGGCATACTGCACAAGCCAGAGTACCCGTGGTCGCCCTGAAAATCGAACATGCAAACCCCCGGCATGATCGTAATGACCCGCAAGTTAGAGATTGGACCCTCGGGCAGGAACCCCTTACGCTGGGCTTGGGCGCAGCAGATCGGGCACGGCTCTCCGCGAGAATTGAACCCACTACCTCCGCAAGCCTTGCACCCGTCGATTGCCCAAGGGCAGACAATCACTTCCCGACCATCCTCTAGTTTTCCGAGTACTTTCGACCGCATCTGCACAGACAACAAAGGCGGAGCCGGAGCCGGGGGCGGAGGCGGGGGCGGAGACGGGACTTGGTACATTGGGACTGTCGGAGGCGGGGGCGGAGACGGGACTTGGTACATCGGGACTGTCGGAGGCGGGGGCGGAGACGGGAAGTATGTGGGTTGATCTGTCGGCAGCGGGCCGTTGACGGCGAACCCCAGTGATGTGGTTGGGGTGGCGGGCAGCTTACCTGCCTGTAACGAGCTTCTCAGAGACATAGTGGTTTCCATTCTTAAAGGCGGATGTAGGTCGTGCAACCTCTGCAAACCTATGGTTAAGCTATTCTGCCGCGTAGTTAACTCCGAGTCAACCACTTCAAGCACTTTTTCTGTGGTTTTTCTGTAATCCTCGAAAGTCTGTCCCGACCAACAGATTCCCAGGTAGGGGCATCCCCCGTAATCCCTGCACGCTTTGTTCTCGTTTGTGTCGATTTCCCGGAATTGCTCCGGTGCCAGCTGGCGATCGAGCAAGACCTCTATCCTCCGAGCCAGACCGACTAGGCGGGACCGAACTGCGGGGATGTCTTGGGGTGTGATGTACGCCGAGGTGCGTCGCACCTTGGGTTTTTCCGGGTCGGAAACAAACCCGATGTGCGCTATTTCAATGGGGGCATTGGAGCAGTCGAGGGACTCGTGCATCGCTAGGGCGTACCCCTGCATTTGCAGCGATTCTCGGAGACCGTCAGAGTTCAACAGCCATCGAGTGTTCGATGTGGTTTTGTGATCCTCGACCGTCGGGGGGTCGGGGATAAGGTGATCTATGAAGCCCTGAAGGGTGGTTCTCTCGGTGAGGCGAAGATCAAAATGTGCCTCTGTCTGTCTGCCGACTCTTCGGCGAAGGATGCCGCTTTTGATGGCCTCCTCGACGAGGATCATCACTTGGTTTTGCTGGACAGGCGATATCGTCCCTTCTACCTCGGACGTGAAGCGGTTTAACGCATCCATCCATCGGGGGGGGTAGAGATTCACGGGCTCCCCTGTGGTGGTGTCTCTGCCGAGATCATCGGCATTGAGGTATCTCTCCAATACTGCGTGTAGCACCGTCCCGAAAATCGCGGACTTGTGGGGTGGGGGCGTTTTCAGTCGGGCCTGAGTGTGCAGCCACCACTTTCGCGGGCACGCCTCAAACTCCGAGCCGCGGGAGACTGACAGCTTTATCTGCGGGAGAGAGTATTCATCCATCGGTTACTCGCTTGAAAACGGTGTTGGTGCCGTCCATGTAGTGGATGCGGAACACTCCCTGTCGGACTAGTTGCATACATCCCTCCCACAGTATACCTGTTTTTCGGGACGTACGCACCTCCAACAAAGAAGAAACATCTTGCGGGACTTCGACCCGTCTACGGTTCTCCCGGCGACCGTTGGAAAAGGTGTGGTGGTGCGGGCCGCAGAGACGTTTCATCGGGTGCCATCAACTAGCGGTTGCGTTTTTTGCGTGTTTTTGTGGAGCCTGCTCATTGGATTTCGTAGAGGAGCCGCCAATTCTGTGGGCAGACGGAAGGGAATCGGGGCTCTAGGCTCGTAAGATCCCGTTGGGTTGATTGTGGATTCCTCCAGAGCACTTAAGAGGGGGGCGATGTTCCACCCGTACCTGTCGGCTGCCGAGGTCAAGAGCTCGATATCTATCGCGTGCCAATCGCGACGGTCCCCTTCGAGCCGCAAAGTCCCATCAGTCTTGTCTGGATCGTAGCCAAGCCTCTTCTGCACCCAATCAGGGTCGGCTTGCATCGCCCGAACGACCACCCGAACATCGCTCACTCGGGCGCTAAGTATGTTCATATCCTCTCGGATGTACTTGTGGATGCCGGACGTTACAGCGAGAACGCATCCCCGGAAAATCCTCACCCCCAAATCTGCGTTGGGGCGTTTAGCGGCGTGTTGCCCGACTGCAATGATGGCTTCGAGCACCCTATCTTGGGTACCTCCGTGCAGGCGGAGCTCGGCCATGACCTGCGACGTAATCGAGCCCTCGACCAGAAGGCGAGGGCTACGTGCATAGTTTCTTCGGTTCGAATAGAGCCAAAGGAAATGTCGAGCCAGAAGATAATCAGATTTACGACCATCGGAAACCCATCCGTTCGTATATGCGCGACCGCCCGAGTCTCGGAGCCAATCGGATGCTTCGCGCAGAGCGTTGACGTGCAAAATTCGGATCAGTAGGGCCTCTCGGTCCTCGGAAGTCAAATCGCGGTCGGCGGTCATGGCTCGAACCAGCGACAGGTTGTTCGCGGTCAACACAAACCTCGCATCGAGGGTGATGGTTGACGGGCCTAGATTCTTTCGACTCGCTTTAATATCGGAAGAACTGCCGATCATCCGACGCAGGACATCGGCAGGGTGCATCCCCGAAAACTTGTTGCTACCCATGCCCTCATTCGCCACCACGAACGGCGTCTGCACCAGAGAGTATTGCCACTGCCCCAGCAACTCTTCGAAACTCGACGCTTGAGGTGTGTGCAAGCATTCTTTCAGTCCCTCTACGAGCATCCCCTTTCCGCATCCGGGATATCCCACTATCGAGAGCGCTGCAATCGGTCCCTCCTCGAAAGCTAGAGCCCAAGCGATCCACCTCTCTACGTTGTACTTGTCCGCGGGGCTAAACATCTTCCCCAGCCACTCGTCCACGGCGGCTGATGGGGCAGGGACTAGTTCCGAGTTTCGCGAGAACGGAACGATAACGAGCTTGGCGCGATCCGTGTTGGCGTTTCGGAGGTACCCGCCCTGCTGCTCGCCTGGTTCGTACACTACCTCGCTGATGATCGTCCCGTGGCTGTTGATGATCTCGGTACTTGTCCTGTCCCTAACTTCTGCGCCTTTCGTCGGGGTGGTCGTTGGCAGGATTCCATCCCCTAAGTGCTGGCGAATCGCGGGCAGGAGAGCTGCGGCCCCCAACCCGATCGAGAAGTACCTACCGTTTTTCTGCATAACGTAGAACTCTCGACCGCTGGGGAGCATTACCACTAGATGCTTTCCAATGATCTCGATAGCCTCCGCCCCTACCCCGTGAGCCGCCAAAGGCTCCCGCATCGCAGGGTGCGGGAACCAGAGAGACATGCCGGCATGGATGCTCTGGATGTCCGATTTCATCTCGTCTCTTCTAGTCGCCTCTAGTATCTGCCCCGCTTGGTTTTTGGCCTCCTCTATCGCCCATGTGCTGCGGATCTTGTCCCAAAGCGATGAGAGCCAATCGGGGGTGCCTGAGTCGGGGGCCAGACCCTGCACCGTAGGGAGGAAAAGGCCGTAGATGTGCTGCGGGGTGGTCGTTGGCAGCCCATACAAGAGGGAGACGGCGCTAGCGACGGCTGAATAGAGCGTTACGTCCCGGCTTCCGATCGCTGCCAGAGGTGTATATTCGAAAATCGCGGGAAAGTAGTCCCGGCCCATCAATCGCCTCTTTGCCTCGACACCCCAAACGGTCAGCCGGATACGCCCCGTCTCAGAGTCCGGCACCTCGCACAGTCGGCGACTGTCGTCGATGTCCGGCCGTTGCAGGGACACCCGAGATATCCGCAGGGGATTGCCGACGGTGGCCGTGGAATGCGGAGCCCCTTTCGGGATCTCTCTCGGATCTATGCTCTTCTCGGGCTGCACGTCCAGCAGGAAAGATGCTGCGTGTTTCGTGTAATGCCCGTCACGCAAAACCGACGGGAGGCGGAAATAATGGTTCCACTGGCCGCATTGCCTGTCGGCCTGAATGCCGAGCGACGCGAAACCATCCGCAATTCCAGCACTTAAAGTCTCGTGCTCTTCGGGGAAGACAGGGGTAGTGAGGCGGTACAAGAACCTGCAACCGGCTCGTGTCGTCCAGAAAGCATAGTAATCCCGCAGGAGTCGAGATGCAGGCAAGTCTTCTCGGGCCTGCATCGCCTCAACGTACTCTACGAAGCCCGCAACCTGTCCGTCGCTCCATGCAGCATGACTGGGGTTGTCGATATCAACGCATATCCAGCTCAAGACCACTTCAGACCCTGAATGTCTGATCCACGGGAGGCATGACTTGTTCAGTCTCGGAAATGCCTCACCTGTGGCCATCTCGTAGCAGACCATCATCGCGTCGTGCTGAAAGTCCCATCTAAGGCACTCCTCGGCAGGGTAAACCCTCGCGCGGTCCAAGTTGGCGGTGTTAGATAGGTCGTCGGCACCGAGTACGTACGGCGACGAGAGCACGGCGATTGATGCCACAGGGCAAACCTCACTGTTTTTAAGGGGGTCGGCGGGCCTTGCAGGGTATCTGCGAGAGAGTCCGGACACAAGATCTCTCATTCGTGCAGACGCCGCTGACACTCGATGCACCCGTCCACGGCTTGGGCTAGACAGTCTGCCAGTGACGAGTTCAACTCGTCCCCGATGCCATACCGGGTTGCTCTCATCTTCCCCCGCAAAACGTCCCACGGTACTCCGTGCTGGAGCGATGACGAAATAAGGGTGGCTATCGTGCTGGCCAGCCCACCAAGGTCGCTGCCTTGCTTCGCTATGGTGCAGAAAATCTCAATTGGCCTGCATCGGTCCTCTTGTGGGGCCTCTGCACTGCCATCATCGCAGAAGCAGACAGTGACGTACATCTCCATTCCCGCAATGCCCCGCTTGTTGGTGACGCTGGGGCGCACGTCCGGGAGGTGCTTACGTTCGGGATCGCGATACATACGCCCCCCAAAAATAGATGGCGGTGAACGCAGCGAGCACGCCACAAAAAATTGCGAAGCCCACGTTGTCGGATGTTGCGGAGATTATATAAGAGATGGTAAATGTTGACGCGGACCCGAGCAGGGCGACGCCGAGGATGTGCAGGGTTGTTTTCATTGCGGTCTCGGGGTTCCTTTCGTTAGCACGACCTTGAACCCATCACTAATCAGATCTAAGATGATATTTTCGGCCTCCCGACTCTCATGGAGGTCGTTCGAGTTGTACTGGGTGCAGAGACCCGAATCTGAGTTGATATCTACTTGGAGGTCGTCCCCTCCTTGTCTGGAAGCACGAGGGTATCGACGCTCGATGGATGCCACGAGATCGCGTTTGGCGACGATACTGAGGGCGTCGATGTATGCCTCACGTGCTGCGGTGAGTTCTGTGGTGTGGTCGGTCTGGTCAGTCATGGTGTGTGCCTTTCAGATTGGAGGTGGGGAATATGCCCTGCGTGCGGTGCTACAGGCTTTGCGTGCTGCTGCTGCGACTACGTGTGCCCCGCGGGCTGCCGCTAGGGCTGCTGCGGTTGCGGCTGCGGTGTCGTAAGGCGTACTGTCGTTGGTCATGGTCTTCCCAGTTCTGCCTATTTTCAGGGCTTTGAGGGTCTGTCGATTAGGTCGGCGGCGTCGCGGGCGGCGAAGGCGGCGATGGCTGCGAGGATGTAGGTGTCGTTGGCGAGGGTCATAGCATCGCGGGCGGCGCCCCTTGCTGCGGCGTTGGCAAGAAACGTCACCCAAGCGGCGGCTTTGGCACGGGCGTAGCGGGCTTCGTTGTAGGCGGCGCTGGCGGCCCAATATGCGGCTTCGGCGGCTTCGGCGCGGGCGCGGGCGGAGTAGTATGCGTCGCGGGCGACGCGCTCGGCGGCTGCGGCTTCGACGGCCTTGGTGCGGGTCAGAGCGACTACGTGTGCCTCGCGGGCTGCGTTGGCAGCGTCGCAGGCTTTGGCGTCACATGCGAGAGACCAAGCGGCGCGGGCGTCGGCGAGTTGGGCTTTGGCGCGGGTCAGAGCGGCTTTGGCTTTGGGGGTGGCGGAGGAGTCGTATGCGGCTTTGGCGCGGGTCAGAGCGGCTACGTGTGCCTCG